TCTATGAATGCTAGATAGTCTCTTATCTTTGAATGCTAAGTAAGGCGCGATTATTACAGCTGATGTTAATCTGACGTAGTCTTGTATTCTCATGTTATAGGTCCTTTCATTAATTCAATTTTAATGTATTGAGTTTAAAGTTAATGTTCCATAATGTGATCCTATTGTTACATCAACCATTTTATTTTCATAGTTGGTTATAGAATAACCGTGTGAACTATCTACTGCCGTTTTAATAGTGTAGCCATCAACAACAAATTGATAGCGTGGATTGCCATATTTTGACGAATCGAGGCGTTTTATGCCTGTCACTGTGCCGGTGTGTGATGTTATATTTTTCATTTTTTTAGATCCTTTTTAATAAATGTTTTTTTGATTTGCACAATATTAACTATTTATCATTAATAAGTTCGTTAACATTATGTGAGATTCTAGCCTGTTGTAATAATGACATATTCTCAAACGGTGTGGTCAATAGCTTTTGAGCTAGTTCCTTTACTTCATCATTAAGATAATCAGTGTATTGGTCACTGTTTACAAGTAAAGACATTAGATTCTTATATAGTGTTCGTTCGCTTGTCATTTCAATTTCCTCTTTTAGTGGTTAAAATTAATATTCGTATGTTGAGGTATTATATGCATATCTTGCGCACTATGTCCACAGCTCAAAGGCGCATTATCTATATATTATTGATATATATATATCCCGAATGCATATATCTATATCAATATTAATATCTCTAGGGACCCACTAAGAGCCAGTCCGCATCAGATAAAAGAATAATTACAGCATAAAATTCTAGAATAAAATCCGATCCCCCCATCTCTCAGAAGAAAAAAGAATGCTTTTATTGATATTTGATAAGTCGGGACCAAATATTCAATTTTTTACAGAATAGGGACGGAACCATTTGCTAGACAGAGTTTCGGGGATTTTAAGTATCTCAAAGTATCAGTATATGTATAAAATATGAGTAAAATTTTTTTTATATTTTTTTAAAGATTTAACTTACAAAATACCTCCAGTGTTTAAATGAACACTTTAAAGCATCACTTATAATTAATGGTTACTGGGAACTTTAATTAAATTAATATGTCTAAGTATAGTTAAGATGCTAACTATTTAATTTCTAAAAAAAGGAAATATTAATGAGTACTTGGAATACACCTGAATACAGTGACATTCGTTTTGGTTTCGAAGTTACAATGTATGTAAGTAATAAATAAATATTATTTTTATTACACGGGGAAGAGGATTATTTTTAAAATAATAGTTTTAGTTTTATCTACGTTTGCTACGTCTGCTGCTGCACTAGTACCCACATCTCAAATATATGCTGAACATTCTGATATTGTTAATATACCAGAATCATCTACCTTGGATGCACCAGTTTATATTTATGTACTAAAAGCATGCAGTTTTGATGCCGAGACAGCTAAATCTTTTCANAGGATGCGTATCTTGTACCCAANTATGTCAAAAGAAGTTCATGAGGGTATGGCCATAGAGCAAATAAAGAAAGAAAATATTGACGCACTCCACACTGAAAACCTCTTCCACGTTTTTAATTACGTTTGGAAAACATATCCAAATACTATGACTCCATCAATGGTTTGGAAAAAGACATATACTACATGCAGGAAAAGGTCAGAATCTTGGTGGAAAATGAATAAAACAATACCTCCACTTAACCAATTTATATACCCAAAAGGATTTAGGTGTGAAGCAGATGTTTGATAATCAAGAAACACAAAACCAAGATTTAATTCACATCGATGATGAAGTATTTGCTGATATAGCTGGTAATAACATTAAGTGGACTCCTGAAGAAAGGATTATGGCAGCAACTTATTATTCTGTAACGGGGTCATCGCTACAAGCTGCGGAACGCTGTAAACAAGCTGGGGCAGACATACCAGCATCTACCATCCGTAAGTGGAAAAACCAATCTACCTGGTGGAAGCCAGTATTACACGAAGTACGAAAATCAAAACAAGAGGAATTAGATGCCAAACTTACTAATATTATCATGGAAGGAACTGATCAGTTGGCAGATAGGATTATTAATGGTAACCATAAGCTTAACAACAGGACTGGTGATGTTGAGAGAATTCCAATGTCTTCAAACGAGCTTAGCAGAGATGCTATTGGTATTCCTTTCGATAAACGGGCTCTTATGCGTGGCGATGCTACTTCTAGAGTTGAAAGAGTAGATCCTAAAGAAATGCTTGAGCAGTTAGCCGAGCAGTTTGTAAAAATAGTTCAACTAAATGAGCCAGAAGTAATAGAAGCAGAAATTATAGACAGTGAAACGTTTAAAAATGAACCCACTTATAAAGTGGATTCCTAAGGCATCTAGAGGGAACCTCACTAAGATGCTATATCAGGAGAAAAATTTTGGCTAGCAAAACACCAGCTTGGCAACGAAAAGAAGGAAAAAACCCCAAAGGTGGGTTGAACGCAAAAGGTAGAGCAAGCTACAATAAGAAAGCAAAGAAGGAAGGTAAACCAGGATTAAAAGCACCTGCACCTAATGCTAAGAAAGGCACTAAGGCAGCAGGAAGAAAGAAATCATTTTGTGCTAGAATGTCAGGAATGAAGAAAAAGTTAACTTCAAAGAAAACTGCAAACGACCCTAATAGTAGAATTAATAAGTCCCTAAGGGCATGGAAATGTTAAATAAAATGTATGATTTAAACAAAGAACATAATGATATGGTTTCTTATTCTATGAAAAATAAGAAAAAAAATCCAATGCAAACTTACCCAAATACTTTAGATGTTGGCTCTAGTTCACAACGAAGAACTAAAGGATTGAATGGTATTACCGAGCTAGGCTATGGTAAATACTATGGCATATAAAAAAACAAAAACTAAATCTATTCCTCCACATAAAAAAGATAGGAAATGCTAATGAAAGGCGTAAAGCATTATAAAAAAGATGGAACTGAGCACAAAGGCGGGTCACATAAAATGCCCAACGGTTCATTGCATTCAGGAAAAACACATGGTAAAACTAGCGTAAAACTATACCATTTTAAAGAGTTATCAAAAAAAGTAAAACAATCTATTAAATAAAAGAAGGAAATAATATGCCAAACATGAAAAAACCTATGAGAAAAGCCAAAACAAAAAAACCTATGCAAAAAGTTAAACCTATGAAAAAGAAATCAAGCTATTAAATAAATTTAATTATGAGTCTTTACGAAAACATAAACAAACGCAAAGCCGCTGGAAAAAGCAGAAGTAAGAAAAATAGCACAGTAACAAAAAAAGCGTATGCTAATATGAAAAAAGGATTTCCTAAAAGTAAATCTAAAAAATCTTAAATTAAGTGCCATATTTATTATACCCGTTAGTAATAGTTACTTGGAATGACCATTCTGGGGATGCTGGATGGATTGATAAACCACCTTTAGATGATGATATTGTAGAATGTAAGACTATTGGTTATTTATATAGTGAATCAGATAAAGCATACCATGTAGTAAACTCAAAGACAAAAGATAAGGAAGTAGGAGGATTAAGCACTATACTTAAATCTTGTGTAGTTAGTCTTAAAATATTAAGGAAAAGCATGTAATGTCACGAAGCAACCGTAACTATCGAGATGAGTATGACAATTATCATAGTTCAGATGCTCAGAAAAAAAGAAGAGCAGCTAGAAACAAAGCACGAAATATAATGGAAAAAGCTGGCAAAGTTTCTAAAGGTGACGGAAAAGAAGTAGATCACAAAGACCGAAACCCTACTAATAATAGTAAAAAAAATCTTAGTGTTAAGAGTAAATCAAGTAATAGAAGTTATTCCAGGAAAGGAGAAAAAGGTCATGGCAAAAGATATTCATGAAATTAACTTCAGACCTTATATATGGATTTGCAACAAGTTTACTTAGTGAAAGATTTGATAATGTAAAAGCAACTCCTCAATTCCATAGAGAAGTATGGGAATATTGCTGTAAAGATAACCCTATGGTAGCGATAGCAGCACCTAGAGGGCATGCAAAAAGCACAGCAGTAACACATGCATATACATTAGCAGAAATTTTATTTAGACAATCAGATTTTGTAGTAATAATATCTGATACAGAGTTACAAGCAATACAGTTTTTAAATGATATTAAAATGGAATTGTTTGAAAATGATAAATTAAGACAGTTATTTAAAGTAGGGCAAATATACAAGGATGCTGAAAAAGAAGTACGTTTTAAGATTGGCATAGATAAACACCCAGTAAGAGTTATGGCTAGAGGGGCATCTGGAGGTTCTGGTTCTGTACGAGGTTTTAAATGGAGAGGCAAACGCCCTAATTTAATTATTTGTGATGATATGGAAAATGATGAGGCAGTCTTTAATGAAGAAAGACGGGCTAAATTTAGAAGTTGGTTTTACGGTGCGCTTATACCAGCTTTATCTGACACTGGAAAAATAAGAATAGTTGGAACTATACTTCATTTTGACAGCTTACTAGAAAGATTAATGCCTCCTACTACAGGTGAATTAGCAGTAAACACAATTAAAGAAGAATTAAAAGACTACTCAATTAAAAAAATAGGTGCATGGGAGTCGGTAAAATACAGAGCACATAGTGATTTTGATGATTTTTCTAAAGTGTTATGGCCTGAAAAATTTTCTGAGTCAAGATTAAGATCTTTAAGAGATGACTTTGTAAGGCAAGGAATAGCTGAAGGGTATGCTCAAGAATATTTAAATTATCCTTTGCATGAAGGAGAAGCTTTTTTTAGAAAAAATGATTTTATAGCTATGTCTGAAGATGATTTTGATAAGCCTAAAACATATTATGCAGCAGTAGATTTTGCTATATCTGAAAGAGATAAAAGGTCCTACACAGTAATTACAGTAGGTGGTTTAGACGAGACTGGTATGCTTCACATTGTTAATGTTATCAGGCAAAGAATGGATGCTAAACAAATTATTGATGAAATGATGGCGGTTCAAATTAGATACAATCCAGATATATTTATAGCAGAAGATGGAGCTTTAAAAAAAGCAATAGGACCATTTTTAAAAGATGAAATGTTAAGACGTAATGTATTTATAAATCTTAAACCTATGCCCCCAATAAGGTCTAAAAAATCTAGAGCTAGTAGCATACAAGGAAGAATGCGACAAGGAGGAGTTAAGTTTGATAAAGAAGCTGATTGGTTTTCTACTTTTGAACAAGAATTACTTAGATTTGACAGAGGAGCTCATGATGACCAAGTAGATTCTATAGCTTGGCTAGGTTTAGTGCTTAACGAAATGGTGCAATCTCCAACAGCTAAAGAAATTGAAGCTACTGAATGGAATGATGAATACAATGAAACTATTGGCTCAATGTATATGGGCAAATCACAAACAACTGGATATTAATACATGGATCAATTAATTACAAGCAATAATTTAAAAGCTTTAATAACATCTACTAATGTAGCCCCTATGGTTGATGATGATATTCTTGAATCTATGGGTCAAACTATAGGCCAATGGCATAGTTATGACGAAAATTCACGCAGTAAATGGATGGAAAAATATGAAGAGTATATGGAGCTTGCTACTCAAGTAAAAGCTAATAAAAGTTTTCCTTGGCCTGATGCAGCAAATGTTAAGTATCCATTGCTAACTATAGCATCATTACAATTTGCATCTAGAGCTTATCAATCTTTAATACCTAATAATAAAGTTGTTAAAGCTAGAGTTATTGGTGAAGATATTGACGGAGAAAAAGCAAAAAAAGCAAAAAGAATATCTAGTTATATGTCTTATCAATTGCTTGAAGAAATGGATACTTGGGAAGATCAAATGGATCGAACCTGTCTTATTTTACCAATTATAGGAAATGTATTTAAAAAAACTTATTGGGATGGTTACAAGATGTGTTCAGACCTTGTACTTCCTAAAGATTTATGTGTAGATTACTATGCTACGTCATTAGAAGACGCTTCTAGAAAAACTCACAGATTATATTATTATCCTAATGAAATTATTAGCCAAGTAAGGTCTGGTCATTTTATGGATGTAGTAGATTTAAATGCAATGGCAAGTACTACAGTAGGAAATCATTCTGAGGCACAAGATAATTTAGAAGGAATATCTCCTCCTCCAAATGATGAAACATCGCCACATTGTTTTTTAGAATGCCATTGTTGGTGGGATTTAGATGACGATGGATATGAAGAACCTTATGTTATAACAATACATGAAGAATCAGGTAAAGTAGTAAGAATTGCTGCTCGATATGATATAGATGGAATTGAAATGAATGAAAAAGGAGAGATTACTAAAATCACTCCAGTAGAGTATTTTACAAATTACATATTTATTAATGACCCTAACAGTGGGGTATATGGTATGGGTTTTGGTAGTTTGCTTGGTCCATTAAATGAAGCTACTAATACTATTATTAATCAATTATTAGACGCAGGAACTTTAAGCAATCTTCAATCAGGATTTTTAGCTAAAGGTATTAAAATGCCTAATGGTAGCACCCCATTAAAGCCAGGAGAATGGAGATTTGTTAATTCAATAGGAGATGATTTACGAAAAGGAATAGTGCCTTTACCAACTAAAGAACCTAGTAATGTATTATTTTCTTTATTAGGAATGATGATACAATCTGGGCAACAATTAAGTTCAGTTACTGAAATAATGTCAGGTCAAAGTCCTGGGCAAAATCAACCTTGGTCTACAACTTCAGAGGTCCTTAGGCAGGGTCTGCAAGTATTTTCAAGTATATACAAACGTATACACAGGTCAATGAAAAGAGAGTTTAAAAAAGTAGCTCGTCTTAATTCATTATATATGGATGAAGAAAAATATTTTGCTGTATTAGATGCAACAGACGAAAATGAAATAGGTAAAATAAGTAAAGCTGACTTTGAAGATGGTGATATGGATGTAGTGCCTAATTCAGATCCTACAAATGTATCTAATGCAGAAAAATTAGCTAAAGCTGAAAGTTTAATGCAATTATTACAACTAGGAACTATAAATCCTCAAATAGCAACTAAAAGAATATTAGAAGCATCAGATCAAGAAGGCATACCTGAGTTAATGCAAATGCCTGAATCCCAACCTAATTTTGACCAGCAAATTAAAATGAAAGAAATGGAAATGTTAGCTGGAGAACAAGAAATTTCTAAAGCTAAAACGCAATATCAAGCTATGAGAGATCAAGCTGCTGCTGAGCTTACAAAAGTTAAAGCAGAATCAGAAAAAGCTAGAGTAGGAATTGAACAAATGAGATTGCAGTTTGACATGGAAGCTAAACAAATGGACATAGCTGTACAAGAACAAAAATCATTATTAAATCAACAAAATAAACAAATGGATTCCATGCAAAAAAGATTAGATTTAGTTATTAAAGCTCAAGGTGCTGAGATTGACTCAATTGATAGACAACAAAAAACACAAGATGAACATGAAGCAAGGCAGTCTAAGATGGCTGACGATCAAGTTGCTAGGAATAACCGCAATAATAATAATATTGATGGATAATACATTTGAAGAATATAAAAATAAATTTGATAAAGAAAATTTATTAATTAACCTTGTTATAGAAGAAGGTAAATTAGGAATGGCATTAGTTGCTAATAGTGTATTAAATAGAAATAACTAGAGGAGAAATAAATGAGCGATAGATACGCTTGGATACATGAAAAATTAACTCAAGAACTAATAGCAGGGATTGGGTTAGAAAGAAGCCGTTTAGTAGAGCATATGGCAAAAGGAGGAAGTCTACACGATACTATAGACCAAACAGCTTTAAAAACATCAAATATTGTTGGAAGAATAATGTTAATAGATAACATTTTAGATGGAATAAAAGCTGGAATGGAACTAGAAGAAGAAGAAAAACTTAAAGAAGACACATCGGAGGATTACAACGATGCTTAAAGCTTTAGGATATAGATTATTAGTAAAACCAGATGATTTTAATAGTGAACATGAAATTGAAGGTACTGATATTGTGCTTGAAATAGTACATAACGAGAAAGAAAAAAAAGCTACTATGACTACAGGAGTAATTTTAGATATAGGGCCTTTAGCATGGGCTGACTATAATAAAAATACTGGTAGCAACATACCCTGGGCTAAAGTTGGTGACCATGTTATGTATTCTAGATACGGAGGCAAGAGGATTGAAGATCCTCAAACAAGTGTAGAATACATACTGTTAGATGATGGTGATGTGTTGTGCAAAATAGAGGATGGTAAATATGAGTGAAAATAATTTTATAGCTGAGTACGAGGAAGTAAATAATCTTAAAACAGAAGATGTACCTAAAATAGAAAATAATACTGTTGAAGAAAATGATAATTTAATAGTAAGTCAAGAACCAGGAAAAAATGAAGATAAAGAAACCGACCCAGTCAATGATGCTGCAAGAGCACAAGGATGGGTTCCTCAAGAAGAATGGGATGGTGATCCTGCTGATTGGCGAAATTCACAAGTATTCTTAGAACGTGGAGATTACTTTAAAACAATGTCAACACAGCGTAAAGAAATAGATAAGCTTAATAAAACTGTAACTAAAATGGCAGAAATACAATCTAAAGTTCGAATAAATGAACGAGAGAAAGTAATTAAAGAGCTATCTCAAACAAAGTTAGAAGCAATGGAAGAGGGTGATTATAATAAAGTAATGGATGTAGATGCTGAAATTTCTAAAGTTAGATTAGAACCAGAAGAAATAATTGAAACTACTCCTTTAGAAAATAATCATGTTCAAGAAACTATTTCTAATTATATTGAAAAAAATAAATGGTATACGTCTAACCCAGAAATGCGAGCACATGCTGATATGCTTTCTACTGGATACTCAAGTATCAATGCAAATGCTTCTATTGAAGATATAATTGCATATGTAGATAGTGAAGTTAAAACTCGTTATCCCCAAGAGTTTGGGAACAGTGTGCCGAGCGCATCACCTGTTGCTGGAAATAATCGTACCACTAAGCCTTACTCCACAAAGAGTGGAGGCAAAAAGAAAACTCTGAACGATCTTCCTGTTGGGAAACGGGATATGTATGCTCAGATTGGTCAGTCGTTTGTTGACTCAGGCGCAGTTAACTCTATAGATGAATATATAGCAGAGCTGGAAAAAATAGGAGAACTATGATGACTAGCAAAATAGAAAAAAATTTGGATAGACCTAAAAGGGTCCCAATGCATGAAGCAAGACAAGTACTTAATGTTGATGATTTACCTGATGGAAAAGTTGGTAGATGGGTTATTGATTCTAAAAATCGATGCCAAGTATTTGAAAAAGCAGGTTGGGAGTATGTCACTGAACGTGGCTTAACTGTAGGCAGTCCTAAAGTTGATGGTACTAAAGCAGCAGGTAACACAGTCTGTAAAGCAGGTAATTCTGATGGACAGATGTTATATCTCATGTGTATAGACCAAAAATTTTACAATGAAGATCAACTTACTAAACAAAATAAAGTTGATAAAGTAGAAAAAGAATTGTATGAGTCCACGCAAAAAACTGGTCATTACGGGTCATTAGACCTTGGTAGAACTTAGTTTTTAAAGCATGGAGGCATACTTAATTAAATTAAGGAGTTAAAATATTATGGCTAACGTTGACAGACCTAGCGGTTTACGACCAAAGCGCATGACCTCTGGACAAGCTTATAACGGTGGATTTACTAAAATGTATTGCGCTGCTGACTTGTTTATGGGAGATCCCGTTTTTGGTGCAACAGGTGGTACTGCTTCAAATGATGGAGCATATCAAAAGGTAGCACGAACAACCTCAGCAACTGCTGGAGTTATACTAGGAGTGGTTGTTGGATGGGAAGTTGATCCAAATGCACTTAATCGTTTGTATCATGAAGGCTCTGCTACACTCGCAGTGTATATAGCTACTGACCCTAACATTGTATATGAAATACAAGGTGATGGTGCTGGTTCAGATGCTATTACTGAAGCAGATGTTGGTTTAAATGCTGATTTAGTTATTGCTGCTGGAGATACCTCTACAGGTGCATCTAATATTGAATTGGATGAGTCTACAACAGGTGCAACTGCGGTTGGAACCCCACTACACATAGTAGGGCTAACTGCTACGCCTGATAATGATATTGCAGCAATTAACAAAAAAGTATTAGTTCGTCTTAACATGCATGCTTATGGTGTTCTTGACGGTATGACTACTGGCATCTAATTTAGGAGAATAATTAATGGCTACTATAACAACTGGTAATTTTGCGAAAGCATTATGGCCTGGAGTAAACAGTTGGTACGGGCAATCGTACAACGAACATAAAGTTGAGTGGACGGATCTCTTCGATACTTATAAATCTAATAGGAATTATGAGGAAGATATGGGAATCACTTCTTTTGGTCTAGCGTCAGCTAAACCTGAAGGTTCTGCGATTACTTATGATGAAGAACGACAAGGCTTCTTAACACGATATACACATGTTGTATATGGTAATGGCTTTATTGTAACGCGAGAAATGGTAGAAGATGATCTCTACTCTGTCGTAGCGCAGAAACGTGCTAAGGGTCTTGCTTACTCTATGCGTCAAACAAAAGAAACCGTTGCATCTAACGTCTTTAATCGAGCTTTTAATAGTTCTTTTGTAGGTGGTGATGGTGTTGAACTTTGTTCTACTGCTCATGTAAATGTTGCAGGTGGTACTTGGGGTAATGAGCTAGCAACATCTGCTGATTTATCAGAAGCGTCACTAGAACAAGCTTGTATTGATATTGGTAAGTGGACAGACGACAGGGGTTTACAAATTAACGTAATGCCTGAATGTTTGATTATACCTTCAGATCTTGTTTTTGAAGCTGAACGTATTCTTAAAACGCCTTATCGTGTTGGTACTGCTGATAACGATATTAATGCTTTATATCATATGAATAAGTTTTCACATGGTGTAAAGGTTAATCACTACTTAACTGATGCAGACGCTTGGTTTCTAAAAACTGACGTTGCTGATGGTATGAAGTGTTATCAAAGACGACCTCTACAATTTGCTATCGATAATGATTTCGATACTGAAAATGCTAAGTTTAAAGCAGTAGAGCGTTATTCTTTTGGTTGGACTGACCCACGAGCAATTTACGGTTCTCCTGGAGCCTAAATAGTTAAACTATATATCCTCCTCCTTCGGGGGGAGGAGTTGACTCCCAGACATGGGAAGGAGAAAATAATATGGCAGGAACACATTTTTCAGGCCCAGTAAAACAGGGTAAGAAGTCAATGCCATTATCTACTGATGTAGATGGCTTGGCAGCAGCAGGAGCATTAACCGCAGAAGAAAGTAATGGTGTGCATTATATTTTAGATGGTGGTACTGGTTTTAATATTACTTTACCAGTTCCTACTCAAGGATGGAAATGTAAATTTACTATTGGAGCAGCTTTTAGTACTGATTTTATATTTACAGCAGGAACAGCAGATACTTTGACTGGTTCTATAGTAGAAGCTGGTGTACTACAATTAGTTACAGCAGCAGATATTATTACAATAGAAGACGGCACAGAAGTTGTAGGTGACTTTTATGAGTTTTGGTCTGACGGCACTAACACTTTTGTATATGGTGTAAGTTCTACAGCAGCCTCTGCAACACCTAGTGGTTAAGAGTTTTAACAGGTAGTAATGCCCTCCCTCTTTTGGGAGGGTTATTTTAAAGCTATAGGAGAGAGATTATGGCAGCTTCAACAACACTAACTACATTAGTAGATGGTACAAAAACACAAGTAATACATGTAACAATATTATCTGATGGAGCAGAATTATCTGACTCTGTTATTTACGATTATTCAGAAGATTCATTACTTCCAGCAGGTAGCGCAGCAGCAACTAGTAAAGTTAAATCTATAGAATTTTCTAACCCAACAGCAGCAGGACAAATTTTTGTTGAGTTTGATGGGTCTACCGATAGATTAATTTCTGGTTGTGGTATTGCTGACAGTCATAAAGAAGATTACAGATGGTGTGGCGGTATTAAAAACCATGCTGGCAGTCCTACTGGGGATGTAACAGTAACTACACTAGGTTTTGCTAGTGGAGACCAAGCAACTTTAGTATTAGAATTATCTAAAAGCTAATGAGCTATGGTAAAAAAACAAGAAATCCAGGATGGCATAGTGGAGATCATTGGGTTAAATGTGATGTTTGCGATTTAGTTTATAGAAACAAAGACATGATGCAGCGATGGGATAATGCTGTAGTATGTAAGCAAGATTACGAACCAAGACATCCTCAAGATTTAATTAGAGGTGTTAAAGATGATGTATCGCCTAAAGGATTTCTTAGACCCGACTCTGTTACAGTCAAAAATTTATGTACCACATCAATAGCTGTGTCTGGATTAGCTATAACAGGATGTGCGGTAGCAGGAAGAGGACTTTTATTTTTTGTACCAACCCCAGTGAGTGGATTATAAAATGGCAACTACAAATTTTACAGATA